CGTTACCTAGGTGCCAAGTCTTCAGCGCCGAGTGTAGACAACGACGGCAATGCACTGCTGACCGGTGCCTTGTACTGGAACACCACCGGCAACCAGCTCTATGTTTGGACGGGCTCCGCTTGGAATGCGGCTGCATTTACTGCAAGCGGTGGTGTCGTGCAGACCAGCTCGACCGGCTCTGCAATCATCCCATCAGGTACGGATGCCCAGCGTGACGGCTCACCTGCTGCTGGCTACTTCAGATTCAATACAGATTCAGATTCGTTTGAAGGATACGATGGCACCGCATGGGGCGCGATTGGCGGCGGTGGTGCAACAACGCTCACTGTTACAAACCGATCGGGCAGCGGTGTAAGTGTTCCGCTGACTAATGGATTCTTGGCGGTGACTAATCGTGCAGGTTCAACCGTCAACGTACCAGTAACCTAAAGGAAATCATCATGGCAACAAGATACCCGCTGGTGCTTAACGGCACCACCATCCAAGAGCTTCAGTCTGGTGACACGATTATCGGACAGAACTTTGCGCTTACTGACGCAGCTCAAACATTTACCGCAGACCAGACTTTCAACTCGACAAGGCTAAAGCTGGCTGGCTCATCGTCAGGTACTGCAACGCTCAACGCGCCTGCTGCTGCTGGCACCAACACATACACCTTGCCACCTGACGCTTCAACGCTTGGGTATAGGAATGTGCCTCAGTCTGGCTCTGACAAAACTACGTCATACACATTAGCACTTACCGACATCGGTGAGTTTGTGGGTGTCGGCACTAGCGGATCAATCACGATCCCGAACTCGACATTCGCTGCCGGTGACATTGTTTCGATCTTCAACAACACGACAGGCAACATCACGATCACTTGTTCGATTACGACAGCTTACATTGCTGGAACGAATACAGATAAGGATACGATGACGCTGGCCACCAGAGGTGTGGCGACGATCTTGTTTATCAGCGGCACGGTCTGCGTTGTCACCGGCAACGTAACGTAAGGGGCTGACATGAGTGGAATCATGGCAATGCTGCTGGGTCGGATGGGTGGAGCAACCGGTTTTACCATCGTCCAGACGTTCACCGCATCTGGCAGTTGGACTTGTCCGACCGGCGTGACCGAGGTTGAATACCTTGTGGTTGCCGGTGGCGGTGGCGGTGGTGACAACCGAGGCGCTGGTGGTGGTGCTGGCGGGTTTAGAACTGGTACTGGTTTTTCAGTAACCGCTGGAACTGAATATACCGTAACGGTTGGGTCAGGGGGTGCTAATGCTAGTAGAGGCGCTAGTGGAGCAGATTCTATTTTTTCAACAATCACTTCAACTGGCGGCGGCGGTGGTGGAGGGACTAGCTCTGGAAGTAATCAAAATGGTTTGAACGGAGGTTCTGGTGGAGGAGGTGGCTCTAATTTTGCTGGACAGCCGCAAGGTTCTGCTGGTTTAGGCAACACACCGAGCGTTTCTCCTTCACAAGGAAACAATGGTGGAATTACTAGTAGTGACACAAACGGTGCTGGCGGGGGCGGTGGCGCTTCTGCTGCTGGTTCTAACGGTACGCCAAGCCCATCGGCAACGGGAGGTAATGGTGGAAATGGAACAGCATCGACCATTTCAGGTTCATCCGTAACTTACGCAGGCGGCGGTGGCGGTGGAGCATACGCACCTGCTACTGGCGGTACTGGAGGAACTGGCGGGGGAGGAAATGGAAGCCCTAACCAAGGCGATAATGCGACTGCCGGAACTGCTAACAGAGGTGGCGGTGGCGGCGGCGGTGGTGGTGCAGGGCCGACTGGAGGGCCGGGCAAAAGTGGTGGTTCGGGAATTGTTGTTCTTAAGTACATCGCCCCTTCACAGACAGTTTTTACTTTTAGAGGCTCAGGAAATTGGGTTTGCCCAACAGGAGTAACCACAGTTGATTATCTGGTCGTGGCTGGTGGTGGTGGTGGAAATGGCGCTGATTATTTATGGACTGCTGGCGGGGGTGGTGGCGCTGGAGGTTTCCGTACTGGCACAGCCGCATCCGTTACGGCAGGCGTTGAATACGTAATTACCGTTGGTGCTGGTGGTGCCGGTAGAGTATCTTTTGGACAAGCTGGAATCAATGGGAACAATTCTTCTATAGTTGGTGGTTCTTCTCCGTCTGTTTTTGCATCCCCCGGTATTGTTTCCGCTGGTGGTGGTGGTGGCGGTACATACAATGGTGCAGTTGGGAATGGCGGTTCTGGTGGTGGCGGTGGTGCTTTTAACAACACAACCGGAGGAACAGGAAATACACCATCAACTAGCCCATCCCAAGGAAGTAATGGTGGCACTGGTCGCACTGGACAGGATTCAACTGTTGCAGCAGGAGGTGGTGGTGGTGCTTCTGCTGTTGGTGGCAATGCTTCTCCTGCTACGGGTGGAAATGGCGGTGCTGGCACAGCTTCATCAATTTCTGGGTCGTCTGTGACCTATGCAGGCGGTGGCGGTGGCGGTGCGACAACAGGTGGAACTGGTGGTGCTGGAGGAGGAGCTAATGGAGTCGGAGTTGCAACTGCAACAGCAGCTACAGCGAATACTGGAGGAGGTGGTGGTGGCGCATCCGGTGGTGCGAATCCCGGTAACGCAGGAACTGGTTCTGCCGGCGGTTCTGGTATCGTAATTATCAAAATCAACCAATAAAACTATGGAAACTAAAGTCTATCGATTCATGGGCATCGACACGGCAATGCAGTTGCTACGTCCGGGTGCTAAATGGGAAATCTCAAACAACGTATTTACTCGTTGGGATGATCCTAGACCTTGCCCGTCCATTGAAGAAGTGTATTGGGTGATGGACAGAATCAAAGAGTTTGAGGAAAGCATTCCGACCATGTGGCTACCAGAGCAGCTTGAGCAGATGGGCGTACAGATGAAAGAGATTGAGGAAGCCATCGGATGAATATGCACAATCTTTTCCCAACACCTGTGGGGATGTTTGATTTAGACCGTCCGTTGACCAACGAGGAAATGCTGTTCGTTCGCGGTCAGGAAACTAGGCCGAATGAGGGCAACACGACCAGCAAAAATAACTTTGTGCTGCGCGACCCTACGATGACTTCCCTGCGCGGCTGGCTTGAGGACTGTGTGGCTGAATACTTCAAGGCAACCAGCAACCCTAAGCATGACGTTGACCTGCGGATTACGCAGAGCTGGTTTAATTATTCAGAGCAGGGGCAATGGCATCACAAGCACGCGCATCCGAATAGCTTTGTGTCTGGCGTGTTCTATCTGAACACCAATCCAGATGACAAGATTTTCTTCTATCGCTCTGGCTGGCAACAGATTAAGTTTCCACCGGAAGAATGGAACTTGTACAACTCCGAGTCGTGGTGGTTTGAGGCCATCACAGGGCGGCTAATTCTGTTCCCCTCCTCGCTTGAGCATAACGTGCCGACGGTGACGGGTGATGATGTGAGGATAAGCATGTCGTTTAACACATTCCCTGTTGGCGTGGTGGGTGATGAGATGCAACTAACTGGATTAAAACTGGAGGCTTAAATGGCGCACTTCGCTGAACTCGACGCAAACAACGTGGTATTGCGCGTCATTGTAATCGACAACAAGGACACAGCAGACGTTAACGGTATAGAGAAAGAACACATCGGTGCTGCATTCTGTGAGCGCCTGTTTGGTGGCAACTGGAAGCAGACCAGCTACAACGGAAACATGAGAAAGCGCTTCGCAGGTATAGGTTTTATCTATCGCGCTGACACTGATGCGTTTGTTACACCACAGCCTTATCCGTCATGGACATTAGACGATGACGCTAACTGGCAACCACCGGTAGCAATGCCTACTGATGGTCAGAAATATAGCTGGAATGAAACAACTCAGACTTGGGATGCAGTTGAGTAATCATGGAAGACTTGATCACAAAGATTGCCGTTGGCATTGCTGGCCTTGGTGCCGGTGCTTGGGGTATGTACCAGAAGGTGAAGGCCGACAACCGCAACAACCATGCGGCTGATCTTACTGGTGCGGCTTGGGCGCAGGTAGTCACTACCTTGCGCGAAGAAGTGTCACGCCTGTCGGAACGGCTGGCTGCTGTCGAGGAGCAGAACCGTCGGTGCGAGGAAGCGAACGATGCCTTGCGCGAAGAGATCATTAGCATGAAGAAGCAGCTCCACTTGTTCTGATGTGTGGATCCGCTAACGCTACTTGCTGCTGCAAACGCTGCGGTCGCGGCGGTAAAGAAAGGCTGCCAACTTTACAAGGACATAAAAAACGCCAGCGGCGAGGTGTCCGACGTACTGAAGGATTTGCGGGCGCAGTTTGATAAGGTAACAGGTGGCAATCCGACAGTTGAGCAGAAGCAAAAATTTAACGCCGAGGTGCAGCGCGTCCAGGAGATTGCAAAGGCTGACCCAAATGATGTGTATACCGAGATCGGTAACCAGTTGGGTGCGTTGATGGACAGCTACGATGCACTAAGCAAGGCGCTGCTGGCTGAACAGATGGAGAGCAAGAAGGTTTACAAGGGCGAGGAAAGCATTGGCCGCCGAGCGCTGCGTCGAATCATCATCACGACACGCCTGGATGCCATGCTGGCAGAGATACGAGAAACCATGGTGTTCCGCAGCCCGCCAGAATTGGGATCACTTTGGGGTAAGTTCTCTGAGATGTGGGAAACCATTGTGGCCGAGCAAGAGGCGGCGCACGCAGAGGAACTTAAACTGATTCAGATGGCTAGATGGCGACGCAGAAAAAAAATAGCGGAACTAAAGGCCAAAGCAACTTGGATTTCAGCAACCGTTTTCGTAATTCTGTGGGGGGTGCTTTTGATGTGGCTAACGACAAGAAGCGCAACGATGAGGACATCCCTTGGTCATTACTAATCACGGTGATGGCGGTGCTGCTTTGCTTCTTCATTGTCATGCCCATCATTGGCTATATGCTGTACGACCTACACTTTGCCACGCAGGCTGCGGTGTATGAAGTAAAGAAGATGAAACAATTGAGGCGTGAAATACTAGAGGAACGAAATCTATACAGGGGTAATTGATGCTGACTGAAAGCCAACTGAAGCAGATGATTCCTGGCAACAAGCACGTTAGCTACTGGCACAACGCGCTCGAGCAACTGCTGCCTGACTACGACATCAACACCCCGCAGCGGATTGCTGCCTTCATTGCGCAGTGTGCGCATGAGTCTGGCAACTTCACCACGCTCAAAGAGAATCTTAATTACAAATGGGAAACCCTGCGCAGGTTATTCCCAAAATATTTTTCCACCGATGATGTCGCCAAAGAATATGCCAGCAAACCCAACCGGCAAGAGGCTATTGCGAACCGCATATACGCTGGCCGCATGGGCAATGGCGATGAGTCTAGTGGCGATGGCTTTCGCTATTGTGGCCGTGGCCTCATCCAACTTACCGGTCGATCTAATTACCAGGCTTTTGCCGACAGCATAGAGGTGGATGACAGACCGCTCGAAATTACCGAGGTGCCTGAGTACCTGGCTACCTTCGAAGGCGCTGCACAGTCTGCCTGCTGGTTCTGGGAAACCAATAACCTGAACAAGTTTGCCGACGCTGATGACATCCTGGGCATGACCAAACGGATCAACGGCGGCACCATCGGACTGAACGACCGGATCAAGCATTACAAACACGCGCTTCATGTCTTGGGGGTCAAATGAGATACCTGCTGATTCTGCTGCTGCTGGCTGGGTGCGAAGACAGATTCAGATACCCGTGCCAGGACAACAAGAACTGGAACAAGCCTGAGTGCCAGCGACCGACCTGCGCGGTGACCGGCACTTGCCCCGACCAGCTGGTGCCAGCTGCTGACTTTAAGCCGGAGGAACAAAAACCATGAAGTGGACTCCAGATCAAATCGACTCGGTCATCAAGCTAGTCATCGGCACGACGTTCTGTGCTGTGCTGCTGATGATGTCGAGCCTGGCCATGTACTCGGTAGTGTTCGTGACCCAGCCGATGAACTCCATTGCGCCTGCGGATCGCCAGTTCTTTATGTTGCTATCGGACATGTCGAAGTACATCCTCGGTGCGCTGGCAACCCTGTTGGCCATCAAGGGCAAGGACGGCGTGGCCAAACTGATCGACCCACCGCCTGGTGTTAGCAAGGCCAGCGATTGGACTGACCCGCAGCCACCGGCACCCAAGGCTCCGGCCCCAGTGCATCAGCGCGTCGAGCCTATGCTAGAGACTAGCCCACCACCACCCGTGGCGGCAGGCTTCAACGGTAAAGCAGCACCACCAGCAGCACCACAACCTGAACTATAGGGGGAACCATGAACGCTTTTGTACTGATCCGCATGGCCGCAACCGTGGCAGCCAGCCTGCTGTTAGCATTCAACGTCCACGCTGGTGGCGAGATGAAGAAGGTCTGCCGGGAAGATCCGAAGACCAAGAAGGAAGTGTGCCGCGATGTGAAGGTTCATAAAAAATTGGAAGGCACAAAAGTGCCGCCATCAAAATGAATCCTTATTTCATTGCCGGTGCTGTCATAGCTGTCGCACTGGCTGGCGCTGGTGGCTACGTCAAAGGCTCGGCAGCAGGTAAGGCCGAGGTGCAGGCGCAATGGGATCAGGAAAAGGCCAAGCTGGCAGAAGAGTATGCGAAGGCGCAGGCAGCTGCACGCGAGAAGGAACAGCAGCTACAGGCCCAGGCTGACAAGCTGAGAGAGGAATCGTATGAACAGATTAAGGATATTAACGCTCGCTCTGACCGGCTCATTGACAGCCTGCGCAAGCGCCCCGAGCGCCCCGCCGCCCCGGCAGGTGCCGTGTCCAGTACCGCCAGCTCTTGCAGTGGAGCGTCTGGAGCGGAACTGGATCGGGCAAATGGAGAGTTTCTTGCAAGGTACGCCGCCGACGCAGCAAGGCTCCAATCAGCCCTCGACACCTGCATCCGTCAGTACGAAGCAGTGAGGAACACCCCCCGCTGACACTGCGCCCCTCCTGCGCTAACCAAAGTATCAGCGGGTTTTCCCGGCTATCAGTCGGGATTTTTTTCCTTGTTCATTTCAGCGCCCAGCATTCGCAGCCGCTTCTGGTAAGCCTGTGAATGCTGCAGCATGGCACCAGGCTCCATCTGTTTGAACATCGCCTGGTTCGCTTCCTTGAAATTTTTTAGCGCTGTCATCCGGTCACGCTCACTAGCCTTGCCTGCTGACATGGTCTTGTCGGCAAGCGTTTCGTAGGCTGCAGACCACTCAAGCTGGCTGGTGTGGGTTGATTTGACCACTGGCCCGGCATCACCTTTGCTTGGCACCATCAGCTGATAGATGCTTATCACGCCAGGTTCTGCAGCAGGTTCTGCAGATTCTGCAGAATCATTCTGCAAATCAGAATTGGCTTCCTCCAGATCCGGCACATACTCATCCACCGTGGTGGCGATGATTGTTTCCATCACTGCGGTTGGCTCTGGCGGCGCGATCCGATCCAATGGATTGGCTGGCAGCGGCGTGATATTCTTGGCTGGCTGTGGCCGTGCCTCTGGCGGGAAATCCTGCGCCTCTTCGACTGTGATCAGCCCCTTCAGCGCGTCAGGAAACGCGTCACGCAGCGCAAAGCCTCGAGCTCGCATCTGCATCATGCGCTTCGGGTACGCCTGCCACGGCCCCTGCTTGCCCCACAGGCCAGCTCGCTTGGCATCCTCGACCGAGAACTTAGCAATCACCGGCTTGCGACCCTTGCGCTTGGCCACGCACACAGCGGTCGGGTTCGGCGTGCCTTCACCCTCGAAATACTCTTCGATGTCTTCGCAGTGTGGGCTGGCCTGCACCAGCGCCATCGCTGCATCACCGTAGACCGAAGGCTTCCCATTTATCACCGCGATATTTTGTAACGCCTGCATGGGTGCCAGGCCGATCTCTGCACCCCATTGCATGGCCACCAGAATATCTTGCGGCTTGCCGGTGTAGGCTTTGGGTACTAGGCTGGACGATGCCAGCTCTTCGGCAAACTGCCTGGCTTCGGTAAAGGTTGCAGGCGCGAACCCCTGTCTAGTTGTAACGAGATTGGTCATTGTTATCCCCTGGTAAAAATTCATGGATGGTGTAAAGAACTAGCGCGGTGAAGGATTCGACGATCTCTTCGGCCTCTTCCTCGCTGCACTTGGGTATCGTGTTCAACAGCGCAACCACAGCTCTGGCGTGCGCCTCTTCGAGTTTGGTCATAGTGCCTCTTTGATGGACAGGGTTGATTGTCTGATGCTGTATGCGTCCTTCGCAGGCACCACCTTCTCTGGTGTCGCTTTGTAGCTACGCATTGGCCAGCGGATCTCGAAGCGACCGACGGTGCCTTTGGATGCCTGGCCGAGCATGGCTTTGAGCTCGGTCTCTGCTTCGGAGCGTTTGCCTTCTGCCTCTTTGATGGCTGCGTTGGCGGCTAGGATCTGGTCGGCCAGCTGTTCAGCGCGACCAGGTAGGTTGACTACCGCAGCCTCATCAGCTGCCGGGTACATACGGTCGGCATCCTTGCTGTTGGCTGGTGGGTAGTAGTCAATCTCGCCGGTGGCTTTGTACTTCTCAATCTTGTTTTGGAACTCCAGCACCGCAGTCTTGATTGTTTCCAGCGTCTGCTTGTGCGGCTCGAACAAGAAGATCCGCAGCACGGTTCCCTGGTACAGCACGGCCACGGCACCCCATCGGGCCTGCATAATGTCCATCTGTGCCTGCAACTGCACAGGGCCACGGTACAGCGCAGGCATTTCCTCGGGCGACACCGCGGTTAGCTTGGCCTCAAGTACACCATAACCGTCCAGCATGATCTCATCTTGGCCCACCACAATAATGCCGGCATCCATGTCGGTGCGGATCTTCTGCCCACGGCCATGCGCCCAACCGTCCAGGCTGCAAGCCAGCGGTAGCGTCTTATGAAAGAAGGCCGAGTCGAACTCGGTCGAGAGCTCGAGCAGCTCGAGGCGCTTGGCTGTTTCCAGCAGGATCAGGCGCTCGATGCGGTCGCCCCAAGCCATCGCTTCGTTCTGTTTGTCTTCGCGTGGCAGGCCTTTGCTGGCGTTGATGCTGTACTGTAGTTCGTCATTGGGTGTCTGGTAGCGAGACAGCCCGAGCAGCGCTGGCAGGCGGCTGGCGCTCATCATGTAGTCCGGTGTTAGTTTGCCTGACATGTTTCCTCCGTTAGTTTATAGACCCGCACAACGCGAGCGTGGGCGGCTTTGTGAGCGGCTTCTGTGTAGCCGATTGCTGTGAATTTTTTACCCCGGAAAACGGCACCCAAAACCGATGGGTGCAGCTCCGCAGGCAGGTTGATGGCAGCTCGAACATCGTTGATGGACACCGAGCCCTGCTGCCTGCAGATCTGAGCTGCAATTTCCCGGCACTGAGCCAGGAAGTCGCTGTCGCGTTGCTCGAACAATGCCAGCTGGGCATCGCGCAGGATCTGGCCGGTGATCATATGACACCCGCCACAAAGAACATGGCCATGACAACAAAGATCCCGAGCAGAAAACCGTTGAAGAAATCGTCGTTCATGCTGCACCCCGCTGAATAAGGTTGGAAACTTGGGCAGCGCCCCAGGTACGGCCACCGCGAGCAGTCTGCACGCCGCGAGCTGTGAGTGCTGCTGCGATTGAGCGCAGGCTGGTGATGCCTGCACGCTGCAGGTCGGCGATGATGGGCATCATGCGAGCTGCGAATGCGTCAGCGTTAGCACGGCCAGCGGCTGCACCGGCTTCTGCTGCTGCCTGGGGGTTTGGGTTACCGAGTTTGACACCGCGAGCCTTGGCGGCTTGCAGTGCTGCCTTGGTACGGCGGCTGATCTCTTCGCGCTCATGCTGGGCAACCACAGCGCGAATGCCGAACTCAAGCGTGCCAGCGTGCGGCATGTCGGCTGCAACGATCTGAACGCCAGAGTCACGCAGGGTCAGCAGGAACGCTGCCTGGCGCGACAGACGGTCGATCTTGGCAATCAGCAGAGCAGCGCCAGTGGCTTTGCACATGGCGATGGCAGCGGCCAACTGTGGCCGGTCATCGTGCTTGCCTGATTCGATCTCTGTGAAGCTGTGGATGATGCCGTCAGCGTATGCTTTGACTGCGGTGTGCTGGGCTTCGAGGCCGAGGCCAGATTGGCCCTGGCGCTCAGTAGAAACTCGGAAGTAAGCTACATACTTGCTCATGTTTTGCGCTCCTGTATCTCGGTGGCGTTGCGGTCTTGAGTGACCGTAGACAGAGACTCTCATATATCGCCGGTATATGTCAACACCCCAAACCAAAATAATTTTAGGTGCTGTCAAATTGGCAAGCGTTGACGGCGTTACGGTCTTGGAATTATATTCGGGCGATATACAGGGGGGGAGTTATGAAACAGGGCAAGATGTTTTTAATGCGTATGCGGCCAGAGGTAAGGCAGCTGCTAGACCAAGCGGCTGCAGAGCAGCGTCGCACCAGGGTGTCGATTCTGGAAGAGCTGATACTGGAAGCCTATGGCAAGCGCTACCAGAGCACGCAGGATCGGCTGAACAAGCTGCTAGGTGGCGCATGAACGGTCGCGGTAAGCGGAATAAGGGTGCTGCAGGCGAGCGTGAGCTGGCCAAGCTACTGACTGATGAGCTCGGGTTTGTGGTCAAGCGCAACCTGGGCCAAGCCAGAGATGGTGCGGACGACATCACGATCCAGCACTTTAGGCTTGAGGTAAAGCGGCAGGAGCGGTTGCAGATTGATGCCTGGTCGCAACAGGTCGAGGCGTGTGCGCAGCCGCATGAGGTGCCGGTGGTAGTCTACCGGCGCAACGGCCAGCCCTGGCGCGTCTGCCTTTTATTGGATGACTTTATACCTATGCTACGAGATCAATTAGAGGGAAACAATGCAAACCAAACTGAAGCTGGCTGATGACACGATGCCGCCAAAGAAAGAAAAGAAGCCGGATGACACGCCGAGTGTGTGGAACCCAAATTTCAAATATAAGCCAGCAGGCACGGCGATGGACTTAGCCGCCAAGTTCAAGCGCATCCAGCGCGAGCAGGCCAAGGCTGCGAAGGCTAACAAGGTGAGGCGCGTCAAATGATCAGACTGTGGCGAGCGTTCAGGATGTGGCGTTACTCCGGCCTTGGGATCATGGCCTCGGTGAAGCAGGCCAGGCGGTATCTGAGGCGGCATGGTGGCCGCAGGTTATGAGCATTGCCAGCACTGCGACAGGCCGCATTGGAAGCCTCGCACGGTGCTGGTGGACGGCGTTGAAGTCTGCACGCACAGCGAAGCCTGGCGCTTCGAATGCGAGGTGAGGTGGGCTCTGAAGCTGCCGGACAAGGCGAGAAAGCCGAAGGTTACCAAGATGCAATATTTACTCAGTGTCGAAGAGCGGCGCGGCATTGAGGGCAAGACCAAGCTGCGAAATGAGATGTTAAGGAGATATAAGAATGCAAAAACCAAGGAATGACCACCGGCTGCTGGACACACTGATTACTGAGCTCAGAGCTCGCAACGACGCTCACCTGGCTGTCAAGCTGGGCTGGCCGCAGGCGTATGTCAGCAAGATAAGAAACGGCAAGATGGGTGTCACAGCCGAGCGGATCTTGAAGATTCACGACGCGACAGGCTGGGAGATCAGCCGGATCAAGGGGCTGCTATGAATACCAAGTTCTGCACGAGTTGCCAATGCACCAGGGAAGAGGCAGGAGGCATCTACAAGCGCGGCAAGACCACGGCGAGGTGGATCTGTAAGCCTTGCATCGAAAAGCGCTCAGAGAGCCCGTATCGCAACCACAGCGGCCAGATAACGCCAGAGGCGCATGTCAGGAAGCTGGCTGCGCAGCTGCGGTGGCGGTGATGGTGATCGCATTCTTTGGCGTGCTGCTGATGACGATCGGCGGCCTGATTGGATTGGCAGCGATGGCGTTCTACATCGGCCTGCTTGCAGGCGATAAGGAAGACGATTGGAAATAGGAGAAGAACAATGAGCACAGCATTAGAGCGAGTAATCGCGGAGCAGCAGGCAACCATTGACCGCATGGAAGTGACGATTCAATCGCAGTCAAAAACCCTGACCACCATGTGGAAGCAGCACGAGGATTTGTTCGAGGCTGCGGCAAAGCTGGCAGATACCGCAATGCCAAAAGCAGAGGACGAGGCCCAGGCAAAGGCTTATCACGCCCTGCGGCACAGCCTGCGTATGCAGCTGCTGAATACCGGGTATTGCATGGGTTGCTACAGCTTTGTGTGCGAGTGCGACCATGATTACAACTGACGACGTTGGCGACCGCTTTGCCCACCGGTTAGCGATCATGCTCGAGTGTTCGCTTTTGAGCCCTGAGAAGACATGGGATGAAGCGCACGCGCTGCTCGATGAGTACCGGCAGGCTTTGTACGAGCGCGACCAGGCACTAGGCATCCCGTATGTCAGCAGCTTTGGGAAGGATTGATGAGCGCAGCACCCGACAATGTGGTGCAGTTCCAGCTGCCCAAGAAGCCCAAGGTCAGGGAAAAAGAACCGGCACCGGATCAGCGCAAGGTCTGTGTCGTGCCGATCAAGGCGATCAGGGATGCCAGTCTGACAGATGCCAGCATCAGGGTATTGGCGATCCTCTGCAGCTACACCAACCGCGCAGGCATCACCTGGGTTAGCCAGAACCGGCTGGCAGCTGACATGGGCGTGACCAAGCAGGCGATCAGCAAACAGTTTGTCAAGCTGAAGGCTGCAGGCTACATCGAGGTGGTCAAGCGCGGGTTCAAAGGCCAGCGCTCGGACACAGTGCGCGTCGTGTTTGATGAGTCAGTCGATACAGCCACAGCACTGGCAGTCACCAGCCGACATGAAGACAACCGATCACCACAGTTGAAGGAACAAGACATGAAGAAAGAGCAAGAGCTGACACCAGATCCTGAGGGCCTAAAGCGTATCCAGGACATGATCAAAGGCGTTGTCAAACCCATCACACAACCACCACAGGAGTACCAGATGCCGAAGTCAGGAGACACCATCACAGTTGCCAAGATGAAAGCAGAGATTGCTGCAAAAAAGGCATCAAAAGAGAAGCGCATAGTCAACCCAGAGGTTGTCAATGTAAGGCCGCCACATAGTCAACCTAAAGCTGTGGATAAGTCTCACACTGACAACCATACTGACAACCAAGGGGTTGACCATAACCTAAAGAACGAAGGTATAGATAAAGTATTAAGGTTATTTTTAAGTAAAGGTTTTAATGTTTTAAGCAACCAAGAATCAATTCAACACATTGCAGATTCAACAACAGTTGCAGAACTTGAAACACTGATGGATAAGTTGTCAGATCGCTATGCAGCTGAAGGCTTGCCCTTGCCGACCGATGGCGCGATGTTGGCTAACGACTTGATCATGCTGCAATCGGATGAGCTGACGGCACGGCATGGCATTTAAACGCGATCTAAGGTACCTACAAGGCGCGATCAGGGTGCGGGTAATAGGCAGACATGGGTACGCATGGCAAACGGCTCTACGGGGCTGTAATCCAAAGTGTCCAAAGACCAAACGAACGTATGGTGTTTTGACGTGTCCAGAAGGCAGGGGGGGTAACGACGTGTCTGCATTGAAGCGATGCCAGCACGACCTGGCTGCAGGATCGATTGCGTTATCGATCTGGCATCATTCGTTGTAAAAAAGGCACCCTTTGCCCCCTCCCCCGTCATGAGCGCTAGCGGGGGCTACTCACAATTTTTCCCCACTTTTTTGTCTGGTGGGTTTTTTGCAACAACTTAGGAGATTAACAACATGGGATGGGAACATAAGCCGAACTTTGGCAGTGCGTTTATCAACAAGGAAAAGAAGGAGGATTGGCACGCCGCCTACCGTGGTGACGTCATGTTGCCGGATGGTACGGTGCATTACCTTGACTTGAATCCTGCGACCACTAAGGCGGGTGAGCAGTATTTCAAGATCAAGATCGGCAAGGTGAAGTCGATTGGCGCTCCGCCGCTGTCTACGCACAACCAGGCCAAGGGCAATGGCTTCCAGCCGCAGGCTGACGAAGAGATACCCTTCTGATGGCTGCAAAGAAACAATCCAACGTAGTACCGCCCCTGACCAACTGGGGTGGTACTCGCTCGATCCAGCGTCGGTTGGAGCGCTCAAACACCCTGATCCAGAACCGTGAGGCGGTCAGTTACGCTTTGCTGTGCATGGCCAACACCAAGATCACGGACATCATGACCTGGGATGAGGACGGCCAGGTCAAGGTCAAGGCTGCGCACCAGATTCCTGAACACGCCTTGCAGGCGATTAAGAAGGTATCGGTCAGAACTGACAAGGAAGGCAACAGTTTCTTGGACATCGAGCTGTACGATAAGGTGGGTGTCTTGCGGTTGCTGGCCAAGGCTTCTGGCCTGCTGGACAATCCTGACGAGAATGACAAGCCTAGCGTGATTGATGTCAACGTGGTCGCGCCAACGTCTGGCCAATAATGAGTCTTTGGAGGAAACGTGTCAAAAACGAAAGAGCAGTCCAGCAAGACGGTATCGAGCGAGGGGTTGAGGTTCGACTTCAGCGAGAGCCCGGTGATCTACGACTTCTTCCAGAGCAACGCCTTCGTCCAGGGCGTGATGGGGCCGGTGGGTTCCGGCAAAAGCTACGGTTGCGCTGCAAAGATCTTCAAGAAGGCGATTCAACAGAAGCCAAGCCCGATTGATAACATCCGATATTCGCGCTGGGCGGTGGTGCGAAACAGCTACCCAATGCTGAAAACCACCACCATCAAGACCTGGCTCGACCTGTTCCCCGAATCCACCTTCGGGCCGATGATGCACACCCCACCAATCACCCACCATATCCGGCTACCAGCCCGCGGTGAGGCTGCAGGCATCGATATGGAAGTCATTTTCTTGGCGCTAGACCAGCCAAAAGACGTTAGAAAGCTGCTGTCGCTTGAGCTCACTGGCGCGTGGGTCAACGAAGCGCGAGAGCTGCCCAAGGCGGTGATCGATGGCCTGACCCACCGGGTCGGACGCTACCCAACCAAGCGCGATGGCGGTGCCACATGGCACGGTATCTGGATGGATACCAACCCAACAGACGATGATCACTGGTGGCATAAGATGGCCGTCAAGGAAAAGATGACCGGCCAGTACGCTTGGAAGTTTTGGCAGCAGCCTGGCGGCGTGATCGAGGTCGATCCTGAACACCTGCCCGACAATCCCGAGGCTAACGACCATATATTCGCTGCTGGCAAGTGGTGGAAGGTCAACCCAAAGGCCGAGAACGTCAACAACCTGCCCGGCGGCTACTACCAACAAATGCTGCTGGGTAAGAACTTGGATTGGATCAAGTGCTACGCAGGCGGTCTGTACACCTACGTCCAAGAAGGCCGACCCGTCTGGCCTGAATATGACGATTCCACCATGTCGGGTGAAACCGAGCTGTCGCTTGATGTGCCGATTCAGGTCGGTCTCGACTTCGGATTGACCCCAGCTGCCACCATTGGACAGCGTTTACCTAATGGCCGCTGGGTTATCCACCATGAAATCGTGACGTTTGACATGGGGCTGGAGCGATTCGGTATGCAACTGCTGGCCGAACTCAATGCGCGGTATCCACAGCACCAGGTCATGATTTGGGGCGACCCTGCCGGCATGGCGCGTGATGCCATTTACGAGGTGACTGCCTTTGATTTCCTGCGCACACTGGGGCTAAAGGCTCAACCCACTGCCAGCAACGACTTCAAGGTACGCCGAGAAGCCTCCGCAGCGCCCATGCAGCGCTTGATCGACGGCAAGCCAGGGCTGATCGTCAACCGCAACTGCAAGCTGCTGCGCAAAGCTCTGGCCGGTGGCTACCACTTCAAGCGCGTGGCGGTCGGCGCAGGCCAGGAGCGGTTCCGAGATGCGCCCAACAAGAACGAACACTCGCACATTGGCGACTCATTTGGGTATTTGATGCTCGGTGGCGGCGAATATAACCGCATGACAAGAGTTCACAACCTGGGCGGCAAAGCACCCGGCCTGACGGTGGCGAAGATGGACTTCGATATTTTTGCATGAGGTATATCTGCAATATAGCTTTATGGTTGCAACCTTTTGAAAACCCAATAGAATTGCTTGCTATATGAGCGACATTGAGATTGATTTAGACATATCACATCATTTCAGCGATGGCGTATATGCACGCAAAATGCTGTTGCCAGCTGGTCATTATGCTGTGACGCACGCGCATGAGTATGACCATCTAAGCATTTTGGCTGCAGGCCGAGTAACGCTTGAGGTTGATGGTGATAGTCGGGAATTGATTGCGCCGACTTGTGTGACGATTCTGGCAAATAAGCACCACCAGATTGTGGCACTTGAGGATGCCGTTTGGTTTTGCATCCATGCAACCGACGAAACCGATGTCGATAAACTGGATGAAGTATTGATTAGGGGGTAATCATGCCTTGGATTGCATTAGCTGTATTTGCTGGATCTGTTTATCAAGCAGGCGAAGCAAACAAAGCGCGTCGAGATGCTGAACGTCAACAGCAGGCCGCATTAAAGCAACAAGCCGCTGATGCAGCTGCAATGCGCATGGAAATGTCGCGGCAAACTGCTGAGTACGCAAAGCAGGGCGCGTCGCTTGAGCAACAGGCACTAACTGCTAGAGAACAATTCCAGAAGCAGCAGCTCCAGTACCAAGAGAATAAACTGGAGATGGAGAAGAAGGCCAAGGAAGTGCAAGCTGCTGCTGACGAAGAGCGTCGCAAGGCTGCAGCATCTGAGGCATCTGCACTGAAGGCTCGCACCCGTGGTGGCCGCAGAGCGCTGCTGTCGCAGGAGCGTCTAACGCCAGAGCTGGGCATCACATCGGCTGAGTTTTCACCAGGGATGAGGCTGCAATAATGGCAGAGACACTCTATCAAAAGCGCACGAAGGTGCGCAGGATGTCAGACATTGAACGTCTTGCGCAGCAGTATTCAAAAAATATTGAGTCGATGACCGGCCAATATCAGCAGAGCTTTGCTGATTACCAGAAGATGGTCGCCGAGAAGATGGCACCATATGAATCCGAAGTGAAACGGTATCAGACCGAACTGATGCCAGCGTTTGAGTCTCAAAAATCTCAATACCAAAGCAAACTAGATGCTTATAACGTGACTCTGGCTGAGATTGCAAAAGATCCTTTAATTGCAAAAACAGGTACGCGAACTGTTGCGAAGCCTTATTACGACCCGTTTACCAACGTCTTTAGTTATTACCCAGCACAAGAGTCATACACTTATTACGAAAAAAAACCAATTCCAAAATTTACAGAAACAGCACCTAAAGCGCCAACTGCACCAGTTAAGCCAGCCATTGCAGAGTTTGACACTTCACAATTTGCTGCCAAAAAAGCAGAAACAGAATCTGCTTTTAAGCGCGAAGTAGGTGAACGCAAGGCTGCACGCTTGGGCGCTGTCAGCCGCCGCGCAACCCGACCAATGCTACAGGAGACTTAATCATGCCAGGACATTACGACAAAGAAGACAAGATGAAGAGCAAGGTTTCCAAGGTCATGCGCGAGTACAAGGCTGGCAAGCTGAAATCTTCCAGCGGTGACAAGGTCAAATCGCGTGATCAGGCTGTTGCAATTGCGCTGTCTGAAGCTGGCATGTCCAAGAAAGGCAAATGATGAAAGAAGTTTGGGATAAGCCAAGGCCAAAGGGTCTAGGCAAGCCACAGAAGCTATCCGAGTCTGAGAAGCGCAGCGCGATGCGTCGAGCTCAGAAGGCAGGCCGACCCTATCCCAACCTGATCGACAATATGATCGCAGCGAAAGGCAGCAAATGAAGATCGAAATCTCTATCGAAAAAGAGTATGAGGGCGAAGAGGAAGGGATGGTCGAGCTGTCGAAGCTGCCGCCAGCTCTGCGCAAAAAGGTTGCGAAGTACATGTCCACCAAAAAGCCAGAGAAGCCAATGCGCGGCTTAAAGGAAATGATGGACGAGGCAGAGCTTGAGGAAGAGGAAGACTAAATGCCACAGCTGCGCGACCCTGAAGGTGGGCTGACCGAGGCTGGCAGGCGAAAGTTTGAGCGCTCCGGTGAGAGCAAGAACCTGCAGCCTGGGGTCAAAGAATCTTCAC